TGTCATTCACTAAAGGTTTTAGGTTGATCATGCGGCACCTTCACCTGTATTACCTGAGAAGCCCTGTTCTCCTGGCTGAGGGACTGTACCAGTACCTATAGTACCTCCCCCTGCCCCAGACGTATCCTGCACCTGAGCACCCGCTGGTGCCCCCTGTGGTCCTGCCTGTGGTGGTACACCCTCTTGTGGTGCTGCAGGTTCTGGGTTCTGCTCTCTGAAGGCTTTAAACAACTCTGCCTGTAGCTTAGCGTCAGCCATTGAGTTGACTACCTTGTCAGGGTCTAGGTCCATAGACTTAGCAATCTCACGCATTACGTAGTCCATCTTAGCAAACGGAGCTAGGGCTGGGTTCTGTGTAACCTGTAGGAACTGCATCAGTCGTTGTGACCTTACTTCGTTAGCCATCAGTGACTCAGTACCTTGAGCCTTAACCTCTAGATCACCCTTGATGTCTTGGTCAAAGTCAAACTGCATGTTGAAGTTAAAGAAAGCTTTACCTAGTGGGCCAAGGAGATAGTCGTCTACGTTCTTAACTACGTTACGAATACTACCGTTGGCAGCAGACATAAGCATTGAGATACCAGAAGCTGTACGTCCTACACCTGACACACCTGTCTGACCGTGAGCGAAGGAAGGAAAGCCTGTACTCTCATCAGCTAGTACTCTAGCCTTGTCGAAGAGTTGTAGGTTCTCGTTTGATACGTTAGGGAACTTAGTGCCGAAGATGGCTTGTCCTGGTGCACCCCCCTGTCTCCTAAAGACTTTTCCTGGGTACACAGATAGGTCTTGGCCTGGCACCAAGTTTGTCTCATCAACCTCGATTATTAGGTTACCTGAGAGAGCAGCATTGTCTACTGCCATCCTCATGAAGCCATTCATTAAGGTCTGTGTGTCGTCCATGTTCTCAGCAATACCTACACCAAACAAGCTGTATGGATTTACCTCATAAGGAACTGAGTAGTAAGGTATATAAGAAGGAGTGAAAGGATTTAGGACAAGACGTAGAACCTGACCGTTACAAGTCCAGATATTTACGGATACTTGATCGTACTCGTCTAACTCTTCAGGAACGTCTACCTTCTGATCTTTAAGAAGAGCTACGTCTACGTTGCCCCAGAACTCAAGTACCTGATAGCGTTCTGCCTTAGACTCGTTAGCTTCGTCTTCCATGATCTGTTCCCACCACTCTTTAGTGTAGGACTCACCCATAGATACAGCTGTATCAATAGCATTTTTACGAAAGAATGGACGCCGCTTAAGTGCACGTAGCTGTGTGCGAGACATCTTGTGACGCTCAACAACGTACTCTGCATCATCCATGTTGATTGCGTCAGGGTCTGGGTAGAAGTTCCATGTAGAAACAGAAGAACACTTAGGTACAGTTTTTATTATGGGATCGTACTCACCTTCTTCTGACCAGTTAGGATACTCTTTGTCTACTGCGAATGGACCCTTCATGATACCTGTGCCAAACAATGCACACTCAAAGGCTGTTGTACGTAGTTCTTTACGTGCATTAGACTCTTCTAGTTGGTCATGTATCTTCTTTTCCATCTTCTTAGCTGCAACCATAGCTGGATGGAAGGTAACTTGAGTTGGAGTAGTTCCCTCACCTTCTTTAACTTTATCACCTAAAGGCTCAAGTTTACTTCTTAGACCAGCAAGACGCTCTTGAAACTCAGGAAATGTTTCACCTGGTTCTAGTTTTGGTATATCTACCTGACCATCAGCATTCATCTTCTTGACGTTTTCGTCTGTCTCAACATAAACAGCTTCAAGTACACCATCAGGAAGTACGGTAGGATCAATACTAATTGGAAACTTGTTGGCACCAAAGAGTACCTCAACGATCTGACCGTAGGCAGCAAGTACTTTAGTCTTAGTTACTTTAACAAATACCTTAGACTTCTCAGTAGAAGTGAAGCTAACATCTGGCCCGTACAGTCCTCTATAGTTTCTGTAAGCTTTAATCCAACGCTGCTCTTCAGTATACCTTGCCTCTTCTGCTTTGTAAAAACGTTGTTGAACGTACTGTAGTATAGAGCCAACAGGTTCATCTGTATTAAGACCCTCTTCAGAATCTTCAATAAAAGACACTTCTGAGGCATCCATGTTTACTTCTTCATTCAAGATGTCATCTTCTTCCATAGTAGATCCTTAGTCTAGTATCCAAATTGAGGGTCAGCTGCTTGAAAGCCTGTTCTCTGATCAGTTGAATCAAAATCAAACAGGTTGCTTCTTGGTCTTGTCATTACTCCATAACGTAAAGCATCGTATAGGTGATCTTCTGCTTTGGTGTCTACGTCTTCTGGGTTGTTCTTATCAAGAGGAATAGAAGGCAGCTGGGCTATTGTATTAGTGCAGTTATTAAAAAAGACCATCCTTGGGTTTTCTGTAAAGTCATCAACCTGTAGTCGTCTATGTATTTCATTCTTACCTGCAACACGTGAACCTTTTGATCTGTCTGATGGACGCCAGTGGCATCCTTTCATAATCATAGTCTCTGCTAGGCTTGGTCCTGTGTCTCCACGTTTATGCCACAAAGAACTATCAAGAACACCATACCTTATTTTTTCTGCTGATTCAAGTTCTAAAATAGTTTCTGCTAGATCTGTAGCTAAAACTTTTGATACGTATAACTCCCTATAAACAATTAACTGTTCGTCTGGTGCGATAGCAATCCAAACAACCCCAGTGTAAGATCCGTATCCGTAGTCACATGCCCTAAACCTAGTCCAGCTAGAAGGTATGTCGTATGGGTCTACTACGTGAATCTTCCTATTAAACTCAGAGAATGCTGCTCCCTCGTTAATATCCCAGTCACCTTCAAGGAGTTGTCGTCTTTGGTGCTCAGGTAGAGAGAGTAGGTTAGCTTCGTACATACCATCGTCTGAAAGGTATGGGTTATCAAACAGAGTAGCAGGAATAAACTTTCTTTTAAACAGTGGTTCTCCTGCTCTAGTGTGTCCCTTAGGCCAGCAGATTGTTTCACCTTCTGGATCTGTAGCCCAGTACGAATTACCTGGCTCAGCTGGATCAATAAAAGTTCGTTTTACCCACTGGTGTCCTGGTCCACCTGGGTTACTTGTTGCCCTCATGTAGAGAGGTAACCCTGATGCTTTAGTAGTACGTAATCTTGAGCGCATATAAGTCCACGCATAGCTTGAGTCCCATTGCGTCAACTCGTCGAAGCCAATCCAATTAAAGGCCTGACCTTGGTATCTCATAACGTCATCGTCACGGTCTAGGTAGGACATCCAGAGTGTAGCTCCACTTGGTGCCACCCATGTCTTGTCTCGTTCCATAAACTTAATACCAGGTATTGCTCTAGGGTATAGTTGCTTAGAGACTGAGATAAGTTCTCTTAGTTCTTCAGTACTACGACGAACCAAAAGCATCCTAGCATTAGGATTGTTTAAGTAACGAACAGGGTCAGCAACTAGACTGTAGCTCTTTCCACCCCCAGCTGCCCCACCGTATAGAACCTCTTGTTCAGTGGCACTTAGAAACTTAGTCTGTGGTCCTGCGTTAGGCTCAAAGATAATTTCCTGTGCAGCTTCAACATCGAAAGGCGCTGGCTTAACTGTCGCTGGAGTCTTCGTCTTCGACCCAAGGATTAACGTCTTCCCAGTTTTGCTGTCCGTTGATAGTTCTTGTGGCTCTACCTCCGATACGTTGCTTTTCGATTTTTTCCGCTTTGGTTGCCGCCTCTTTATACCGCCTGGCATATTGCCTAGAGTTGTTGGACGACCTGCGCCTTTTTTCTTCGATTCGGACACGTTTATATAACCCTACATGTGAGATCTTTCTACCAGAGTTTTTAGATAACCACAGGGCTACTTGTCTAACACTGTACTCATTGAGAAAGAGTTTTGCTTTTTCTAGAAGTTCTAGTTCTTCTGGAATCGGAATAAGAAGATCTGGATCATCCTCGTCCTGCTTATAACCAAAGGGTATGTGTCGTCCTACTCGTATGATGGGATACCATTCACCCATCTCTCCTTTCAAAGGTATCCTCCACTCTACCTTATCTGGATATTCTGCTTTACTTGCTCTTTTAGTCATCAGACTCCTTAGATGGCAGGATGAAGAGAGGTTCTGAGGTCTTCACTTCTACCTTATCTGTTTTAGTAAAGCCTGCTCTATCTAAGATGTCCTTAGCTGCAAGCATCTTTTCTTTAACCCCTAGGTCTGTAGGATCAGCCATTACACTAAACATTGTGTAAGCAGCCTTAGTAGACGACTGTGCAATAAACTTCTTAGTTAGTTCTGCAATCTCATCTACTAAGGAACCTGTTACCGAAGAAGCAGACGTGCCATCAGCGTACCCAGAGAGCTTGACTGCTCTAATGGGATCACCTTGTGCTTCATCAAAAAGAACGTCTAAGAACTTTTGTTGCTTGTCTGTTAATTGACGTACCATTAAGAGTAGTCCTTCCCACCTGTACTAAAGTATTAAAGTTAGTCTTCACCAATAAAATTAAACATTACTTCTTCAAGTCTTCTTTGTAAACTGCTGCCATAATTTTACCAGTCTTAGGGTTTTTGTAGTACAGGGAACCAGCTTTCTTAGCAGCTGAGATACTAGTGTACTTATCAGAACCCTTCTTCTCTGCTGTAACTGAAGAACCTCTTTTCTTAATTTCAGTGTTGAGGTAAGTAGTCAGAGTCATTGGACCCTTTTTAACTGGATCTTTAATTGGTCGTTTCTTTCCTTCTGCTATCCGTTTCTTACGAGCAGCATTTGGATTCTTACCAACAGGTTTCTTTTCTGTTTTTCCTGCCCCAGTCGCAAGTACGCCAGTAGCCAAAGCTCCTGCCCTAATCCCTGTAATAGGTGATCTTCCCCTACCTTTTGGTGCGCTTACATTTGTACCCAACCTCTTTGCAGATGGAGTTATGTTCTTCATAGGTCTCTTTGCTGTTGACCTACCACCACCTGCAACAGAAGTATTTCCACTGGACGAACCAGAAGGTGATGTTTGCTTAGGTTTAGCTACAGAAGTACCACCACTAGACGAACCAGAAGGTGATGTTTGCTTAGGTCTAGCTACAGAAGTACCACCACTAGTAGGTTTAGCTGTAGCAGGTGATCCTCTGCCACCCTTAATTATATTAGATATATTACCTGGTGTAACTGTTTGAGGTTTAAAACCTCCTGGTGGTTTCATAA